GTCACTAAATGCATATCCTAACAAGAAAGGTGGTATGCTCATCGGCTGAACGGAACTCCAATATATGGAGTTTCCGTTCCGTTCAGCCTTATCCGTAGTCATCCGTTACTATCGGTCTGCCTACTTTTGGTTCATCTTTGCGAATTCGCCAGTTTTTCAACTGCCAATGCGCAGGGTCGTAAATACTATCGAAATCCCCGCCCCACGTAATTTTTATATTACGTCTGCGGGCAACTTCTTTGCCTATTGACCCTATAATGTTCCATTCTTTTCTGCTCAGTTGCCAATATCTTGTGGCGTGTACAATATCCACTGCACAACCATATTGGTGCGGACTGTTTCCGCCCTTCGCTTTACTTCTGCCCTTTGCGTAAAGTTCGTTTTGTCGTTCTTCATCGCGCAACATTTCAAACGCTAAAACTGGTATATTTCGCGCTTTGCATGCTTGCATCATTGCTTTCCAGAACGCCACAATTTCTGGGTGTACACCCTCAAATTGTACTTCTGTTTGCTTAAACTTTACTTCTTTTCTTTTCAGGGCAGGGGCATCCGCTAATGCGTATGCCGCGGCCGTATAATCCTTGCTTACGGTTTCGCCTTGGAACCATGTTTGCACACGGCCCCAAAACGACTTCCATCTTGCAGGCTTATACGGCTTCCGTTGCTCCTGTTGCATCGTCGCCCTCTACTTGCTCACTTTGTGGCTCCGCCACTGGCTCTTGCTTCTGTTCGCTATTTTGATGAGAAACCTGCTGTCGCAGTTTAGCCAATTCTGCGCGTTCCTCTGCCATAACAGCGTCGCGTCGCTCTTCATTCAGTTTTACCCACTTCATCATACGCGCAAACTCATCGTTATTGCGTACACGTGGTTCGATGTTCACGTAGCTGTCTTTGTCGCTTGACGCGATCCGTTGATCTACATCACGGATATTCACAAACACTGCTGCGCTTTTTTCTGCTTTGATTTGTACCCAGCTGCTACCCGCTGCTGTGTATTCTATGGTTACTTTGTCATCCGCTGCGCCTTGCAACACTGCGTTTTCCATTTTTTCGTTATCTGACGCCCAAACCTCAATCTTTGAGTTTGCGTTCACTTGAAAACTTACGCGCTTCGCTTTTCCGCTTTCAAATGCTATTACGTCACCTGCTTTTACCTGTTGCCATTCGCTTAGTGACCCATTCTTAAAATGTTTCATTCGTTTCACTCCTGTTTGTAAAAATGGGCGGCAGGTGGGAGGCCCCACCGCCCGTCACATTACTTCGCGATGCGTGCGCTATCGACCAAGTCTGTGATCTGTTCGTAATCGGACGTTGCGTCTGCCTCTAGCAAACGTTCGCCGAATACTGTGTTGCCCGTGATTTCCACGTCTGAAATACATGTAATTTCAAACGCGTCCGCGACTTGGTCGCTAAACACTTTTTTATGCAAACCAGACACCAGATAAAAATCTTCCGACAATGTCGGGTCTGTTTGTTCTACTGTCCAAATCTTTGCACGATCCTCATCAAACGCGTCGTTTGCTGGACGGTAATACTTACCACCTACGTTCACCATGTCCCGCATCCACTCGTGGTTTAGCGGCGCGTAACCAAACGTTCCATTTGGTGTGCTGTGGTTTACGTCCAAGTGATCATTTTTGACAACTGATACTTGCTCCGGATCTAGTACGTCGCGCAAATAATTTGGTAGATTGTCCGGATCTGTTTCGTACAAAAAATAGTCTTTCTTGCGTTCCCACATCTGCTCCGGAACAATCTCTGCCGTAAGTAAAATTACGCCAAATGTGTTCATTTGTGGTGTACGGATCGACATATCGACCGTTGCAAAACCATTTGTTACTGACGTATCCAAATTCGCCGCGTCGGTTGCATAACGTTGGTTATATCCAATCATTGTGCTCGCTTTGCTCAACAAAATTGGTTGCTTCATTGCTTCTTCTGGAACGCGGATGCCCTCCATTAGCATGTCAATGATGTGCTCGTCTTCAATCCCATCATACATGCTGCGCAACTTAGCAAACGCTGCTGTTTTCTTAGCTTGCTCAATGTCTGCCAACGACATTGTTGCATTTCCGCCAGCCGTTAACTCTGCATAAATGTCTTCAAACAAATATACAGATCCTTCGTCTGTAATATTCGCTCCCGCCATTGCTGGTGCACTTGAAGCACCTGGCGTACTATCTGCACTTGCTGACCCTCCTGCACCTGTATCTAACCAACTTGGTGCCTTGATTGGTGCTTGGAACGTTAAAGCATTCAACGCTACCTCGCCATCAATCAACTTTTGATCAAAATCTGGTACAATATGATTATTGTCCAATGACCAAAAGGCTTCTGCTAAACTATGATCATAGGCATTTCTCAACGGTAACGATGCTGACCGTGCTTTGCGTCTATGATTTACAATTGCGTTGTATGCTTCTACCACGGTTGTATTTAATCTAAAATCAGGCGTTGGATTTGTATTCCCTCCAAAATGTATGCCCATTAATTGATAAAATTGTGGGACATTATTATAGCTTGCTATCGTATCTAAATCCCATGCGTCTGCTATATTTACTACAGAACTACCATTCCATACTTTATTACTCTCAAAAAATGGTACTACACTACCGCCTATGCCTGTTTCGCCTTTGTACGAACGGTTCAACTCTTCCATTGATCCGTTAAATCTATCGAACGCAAGCATTGGTACGTAATGTGCCATTACGTCTACACGAATACCATTCA